CTCCTCCATAATCTTAGTGGCTTGCTTCCCTCTTTCTATCCAATGACCACCCTGCATATCTTTCCAGTGATACCACTTATTACATGACACACACTCTATAAAGCCATTCTTATCAGCAGCTACAGCAGCTTTCAATCTAACGTGCTTCTGTAATAACTTAGCCACATCATCTATCAAAGCTCTAAGTGTTTTCTTCCGCATATCACTCTCTTAAATATTCTAAGTTAGGCTCTTTGACCTCGCTCTCTATAAGCAGGTCTATGTAGTGTTTAGCTTTCCTCAAGTCCTCAATACCATTCTTATCCCTCCACCTAGTAACATACTTAACCACGTTGGCTTCACAGTAACTTAAATCGTTAGCCTGGATATACTCTATGGGTTGGATTTTAAAATCCTTATAATGATTCCCACCTACTTGTATGTCTTTTGCTTTAACATCTCTACCCTTTTTTTCAGTAGAGCTTGGCTTGTTAAGATGCTTCTCTATCAGTTCCTCAATGACTGAACTCATGTTCTCCTTGTTAACAAAGCAGTAAGTCCTGAGGTCTTCATGCAAGTCTTCTCTCATGTTCATAGTGAACCTTGTGTGGCCCGCTGGTTTGTAATCGTCTTTTTCTTTCATAAGTAATCTAGGTTATCAGTAACCTCTCCTTTCCTCTTCTTCTGTTGATGTTCCGTAGCTCTCTTCATTGCTAGTATTTTGTTGGACTCATCATAGGCATTCCAATTAATCACATCTTTGTAATACCTACCACAACCTACACACCAGATACTCCCCACGGTAGAGGTGGAACATATACCTCTACAGGGATTCCTAACCTTAGCTACACCTTCAACAAAGGGCATACGATTGGAAAGTGTTTGTTTACACATATCTCTACTGGCCTCCCATATCTTTCTGCCAGCTTTTCACAGTAAGTGCGAGAAGGGTTGATGTCATCTTTCTTGTGATAGATGCACTGTTGGCAGTTTTCAATAATGTTAAGTTCGCTCAGTTGTCTCATGGTGTTACCGTTACTCTACTAATCTCGCCTTTACTTTTGTCATAAGTGATTGCTAATGCGCCCCTTTGGGAGTGTTCAAATCCCCTAGCGCCATAGGCATCTCTAGCGTTTAATGTAGGATGTCTCTCTATCACCGCACCGGATACCTCTACTACTTCTTTGGTATGGTAGTGTCCTGTACTAATGTATATATATTCAGTGTTCGCCATCTGACTACGGAACCTTGGCTCAGAGAAGAACTTGCCAGCCAATCCTCTAATCTTAGTTAGGTGTCCATGATGCCATCCTAAAAAGACGTTACCCCAAGTAAATGAGTAGTATGGGAACACACTATCATCCACGGTGACTCTCTTGTTCTTTTTAAATGCCATCTTCATTATGGCCTGTAACCAAACAGACCCAGTTAAATCATGATTACCCTCGCACATTACTACATGAACGTGTTTATGCTTGTGTAATAGCATTTCTACCGCCCGTACGCAGGTTTCTACGGCGACTTGGACTAGCTTAGGGTATCTACCGTCTGAATCAAGAACGTGCTTATTTAGTGGGGTTACGGAGGTCAGACCATCCCAATGTAGGAAGTCTCCCATTTGAACGAATACTGCTTGTTCGGAGTCTGGGGTTCCGTTAATCATATCCCCGAATGCTTTGTATAAAGTATCCTCTGCAATCTTAATATCCCAATCAGCACCAGTCTCCTCATTCCAGGAGTATGCGCCTATGTGATAGTCAGTGATTGTGTACACTGAGCATAAGTCTGCATTAACTTTCTTAGGAGATTTGATTACAGGCCAAGGTTTTATATTCTGAGTGAGGTTTTCACATAGCTCCCTCATTATTTCTTCTTGTCTTTCTTTATCTACCTCAGTCTTGACCCATTGGATTTTAGTATTGCCATCAGAATCAAGGAGTGTTGATTTCCCCTTTACCTTATACCCGTCTGGGACATGATTATCTGACTTCTGCCAGCCTTTCTTGGCTGCGTTTATTTCGACAGTTCTCTTAGATGACCTGATGTTGAATTCACTACATCCAAGCTCCTTAGCAGCAGCAGCAGAAGTTCCAAACTCTATCCAAGCAGTAAGGTATTCTCTTTGCTTCTTTGTTTCGCAATACTCTAATAGTTGCGGGTCTGGAGCAGACCTGACAGATACGTTGTCCCATTTATCGCCCATAGTTATTCCTTAACTGGTTTTAATGTGTCAAAGTAAAGGTCATTCATTAGGCAGTCCCTTGCTCTCAATGACCTCATTCTTAAATCGTGTGCGGTATCAAGTTTTTTTCCTATGAATGTCTCTTCATAAAACGCAAACCTTCTTGACAGAAGTTCAATGCTGAATTCCTTGGACATCAAGGAGAATCCACTATTGCCAATATCTCTTATGTCTTCCTTTTGATTACATGCCAATAAATATGGCTTGTTCTTTTCTATGTATGATATTTCCTTATCAGTAAACGCTCTCCTACTCTCGTTAAGAAGTTTCATCTCATTCGGTGTTAGTTCTTCAGCTAACGCTTCTTTTACTTTTTCTTTATTAACTATTTTGAGCTTTCGTTTTTTCAAGGTATTCCCCCTTTGCTTCTAAAATTAATCCATCTTTGGCACAGAAGTTTTGCATCCAATCTAAAAAGAATGTCATCTCCCCTACAGTCCAGTTAGAAGAACTTGTAACCTCTGCCTTCTCGCCTCCCTCTGGGTTCTTAATAAACCTAAGAAGAAACTTCTCCTTAGTGTCGCTATAACACTTAGTTTTAAGCCACCGATTCATGCCTTCGTACATGGCCTCATCAACGTCTTCTGTCTTCCAGTTATGCTTTGCAGCCTCTCTTATCCAAATCGCTTTAAGGGCTTTCTGAGACAGGGAGGAGAGGGTGAAGTCCTCCACCTTCATCCCCCCATCAGAGTAGGCTATGTTAGCAAAACCAGTCTTCTTGATTAGCTTGTCAATGTCCTTAAAGATTTTCTTCAAATCTGAAACATCATTAGCTACCGCAGATACTGGCATATGTCCTCCGGTTTATAGCCCATCGCATCACAAACAGTAAAGAACGTAGAACACTTCATATCTTTCCTGTTCAACATAGCGTTGTAGTTAGATGAGGCCATCCCAATGTCTTTAGCAATTTTGTATTGTGAGACTCCAGAAGATTCATGGAGCCTCCTTAACACATTCCCAAAATGGTCTACCACGGGACATCCTCAAAGGTTGCAGTGGGTTCAGGGGCTTTAGCCTTTGCCTGTTTTTTCTCAAAAGAGAAGCTAAGCACTGGCCTTTTAGGATTGGCTGAAGTGTCGTTCTTCCAGGCACTCACCAGATAGTCAGTCCCATCTATGTTGCATTCACCTTTCAGTGTTGGTGCTTTAGGGTTATCAGTTTCGTTCTTCCAAACTGCACCCCTGTTAGTGTTATCGTATTCCATTATTCCTCCGAATATTTATTAACTAGTCTTTCAATTTCATCCACAATGTTTCTTAAAGTTTCATTAAGACAAGATATGAACACCTCGTCCCTCTCAACTCTAACTATCAGGGGCTTCATGTCTGGATGGTATGCCATAAAGTCCCACCACTTCCTACCAGTGATATACATGCAGCCTTGTACCTGCTGAAAGTATTTACTGGGCAACCTGCCACCTCTTAAATAAGATACCATAGTACCTCCCAGGGGTGACTTGATTTCTAAACCTCCATCGTCACCAATCAGACCATCTGGGCTTGCGCCAGCCTGATAATCATCGTGAAGACAGAAGCCTACTTCCTGAACTTGATTCCCAGTTTCTAGTATGTATCTATCTCTAGCGTAGGGTTCCAGCTCAGTGCCACGTTGCATGGCATCAGTTACCTTTACATAAGTGGATTCACCTGTAATGGCCTCTGCTACTAACGCATCAACATAAGCCTTAGCTTGGGTTGACGGTGTTCCTTTTGTTGTAAGTATCTTGGAGAAGTTAGAGGCAGACGGTACTCCCAGCCTAGCCTTTAACCACTCCTCGCTACCTTGTTCGCAATCTATTAGTCTCATCTCCCCATTGCCCTTTCGCCATCATCATCATCATAGGCTCTCAATCCACATATTGATTGAAGACCATACCTTCTGGCGTAAGTAATCGCAGCAGCACCTTCCTGGGGCTTAGGGCTGGCTATGGGTAGAGTGTAGGACTCTTGTATCCACTCACCAGAATCATGCATCAGGATGGTTGTAACGCCCACTCCCCTTTCAGTAGACACAGGGTGTTGTGAAAAGGACAGGAAGTTCTTGCCCAAGATTGGCGTAACACAATCAATTATTGACTCAATGTTCGCGTACTTTGATTTAAAGTATGGGTTGGATTGGTCTTTCTTGACAGCTTCCATCTCACTCTGAGCCTTTCTAAAAGCTGGCGCAAAGTGTTTTAGTGATTCGCTAGTCTTCATTAGTGTATCTCCACATGAGCTTCTTCAGCCTCAGCAATTTCATCCCATGTCGCCCCAACTGCGTCCAAGAAATTCTCTTTACACACGCCCATAAATTGAGCTTGTGAAGCTGCCATGGTCACCATCTGACCGCATACATCAAGAGTGTTTGTTTCTTGCGGCAGCTTTTCTATAGCACTCAACAGAATGCCTTCAATGTCTATCAATGGTTTACTCATATCTCCTCCTAAATGGGTCTGGTAATACTCTCTCTGGCCCCTCGTGAATCTTGGGAACCTTAAATCTATTTCTAACGGGGTTGTCCACCACTGGCCTTCCCCTTGGGGTCTTTAACTTGACCCCGTTGTTAAACAGTACAGTCCTTACACTGTTAGGACTTAACCCTAACTCATCAGCTATATCAGTACCCTTCATGCCTTTCTTTGCCATAGATATAATCTTTGGGTACAAATCTCTGTGTCCTCTCTTAGCCATAAGTCATCTCCGACATCCTCTGCTCTTCAGCGTATTCTTTGGCGTAATCATCCTGCCACTTTTCCAGAAGACCCTCGCTGCCAATGTCATCAATCACATAGGCTAAATATGACTTCATTCCTTTTTTAATCATGCCAAAGTATTTAATACTGGACATCCAATCGCCATGTACTGCCTTAGTTAGCAATATCTGAGCTTCCTCGCTGCTCTTGATGTGATGGTTCATTACCTCATCCAGAAAGTTCTCGTCTTCTTCTGAGAGTATGCGAAGCTCTTCTTCCACATCCTTGTTATTGATGTTTGCGTAACCGCATGAATCAATGACGTAATCACTGATGTTTGTTTGAATGTAATATTCTAATCTGCTCATGGTGTTTCCTCCTGTGGAATGTGAATTATTATCGGTAATAATATTCTTG